TGCCTCCCTCTTCGTGCGAAGTCCTATCATTTGATGCTTTCCTTAAATGTGACACCAGAAATAAAGCTATACCTGTACGTTCAACTAAGCTTCTTAATCTGGTCATTGTTTGATCGATAGTGCGTCGTTCATCTCCATCCAATCCACTCAGTAATATACTAAGGTGATCTAAGAATATAACACGACACTCCAATCCACTGGCAAGGTATTCGATCCGATTGTAAATAATGTCTGGGTCAAAAGAACCAAAGCCATCAAACAAGTAGAGATTCCAATTAGCAAGGGTATCACAAAAATACTTTTCGAGGTCTTTTTGGTCATGTTCTCCTATGTGTAGTGCTTTACCCACAGCTGTGGACATTAATCCAAGTGCGGTTCTTCTATTTGACTCTTCAAGTGCCAGGTACCCGACCCGTACTCCTTTGGAGAGTAGGTTAACTGCAAGTTGACGACAGAATGTGGACTTTCCTTGGCCAGATCCTGAAGTAATCGTTGTAAGTTCCTGGTATCTAATCCCGTGCAATCTATCTTGTAACCCTTTGAATGGATAGTCATGGTCAGCTGGTGGTATGGGTGTAGTAACTAATTTTTGAAGTGTATTACCTTCAATAATACCATCAGGTCTATAGGGTTTAGCATTCCATATTGCTTTACGTACTGCTTCAGCATCATTAGCCTGTAACGCCTCTGACGCATCCTTGTAGCCCTCTAATCTAGCTATCTTAACCTTACCAGGTGGTAAGATGTTAGCAGCCTCCTCAGTGGCTTTACGGCCTGCCTCATCACCATCAAAGAATAATACTATCTCTTCATAACCTTGTAATAATGGTATTTGTTTTTGGATATCTTTTTTAGCACTAGCTGCACCATGCGGTAATGATACATGAGGCCAACCTGTCATCGCTTCCCATCCAGAGGCAGCGTCTAGTTCACCCTCATAAATAATGATCCGTTTACCGCGATCAGGAAATAAGTGCTGACCAAAAAGAGTATCAGTAGTCTTCCCTTCATAGGTAAAAACTTTCTGTTTGTTTTTCTTCTTGACACCTTTTAGTATCCCATCACTTGTGAAGTAAGGGAACCTTAAGATATCTCCATCTCTATAGATTTTATAGAGTTGATTTGTTTTCTCAGATATATTACGTTTGTTCAGTCGTACTGCTGAACCTGTTAGGCATACATCATTTGCCATTTTGTGACTGTGAATAACATCGTTATCTCCTGGTGTCCGATCATGACATACAAAACACCAGGTGTGGCCATCAGAGTAAACACTACGTGCATCTGATGAACCACAATTGGGACAAGGCTCATGCCTTATAAATTCGCTGGTCATGATAACCAATCTATAGGTATATCGTAGTATGCACACCAGGGGATCTTTAACCGATCACACCACTGTGCATATGTTGTTTTGGATTTCTTTGAAATCTTATTAAAAGGTGCTTGAAAGACCATACGTAAGTCTAAGTCAGGATTATCTTTGACAATCTGCTTAATCTTACGTCGGTCTGATGACTCCCAATATCCCTTACATTCTAGTACAACACCATTAGGTAAGATAAAATCTGGTGTATAATGGTGTTGAATGGTATATGGTATACGTTCAGTTTCGTAATCGTAATCTATATTCAGTTCTACTAGAAGGTCAGCAACCTTTTCTTCTAGCTGAGACCTAAACATTAGAAGTCATCTTCTAAGTCAGAAGATGTATCAACTGTTACGTTAGGATCAGCTGTTTTAAATCCAGCTGTTTTACCGAATAACTCAGCTACTTCAGTTGAATCTAGATCGCCAGTGTCAACGCCAGCAGTTCCTTTTACAGAGACAACTTGTACGCCAACCAGCTTAAGACTACTACCGTAGGTAACCCCATCCCGTAGTATATAAGGCTTTTGATAGAAAGCCAATTTAACAGTAGATCCTCCATATAACGGTGTTTTAGTATCAGTTACAGGTGAGCCCTCTGTGTCTACCACAGGTGGCTTAGCTTCATCATTCCAAGAGAATTTAATCTTATACTTACCTTCAGCAACTTCTTCCCAAGGCTCAGGTTTTAGTGTAGATCTCTTTGGATTCTTAAGCTTAGATTCAGCCCACTTAAGGACTTCAGTTCTTTCATCTTCAAGTTTGTTGATCATTGACTCATCAACAATAGCAGCCAAAGAGTAACCAAACTTACTAGGTGTTAGTATAGCTTGAAAGCCCTCTAGGGTAACAGGAGTTTTAGTAACGTGGGTAGTGCGTGACATTTAAGCGTCCTCAGCTGGTGTTAATGCTTTGATCTCAGACTCTAACTTAGTCTGATACTCATTCAACTCTTCAATTCTTGCTTTCAAAGCTTTGAGTTGTCCTTGCTTTGCCTCCTTTTCAGCTGCTTGTAATCTCTCTTCAGAGACAACAACTATCATAGGTGGTTGAAAAAAGCTATCAAATAATGTGTGCATTTAACAGAAAAAATAAGTGGAATCAATAACGGCCTCTGGTTCCAGATCGCCTATTATCGGTGGTTTAGTCTCAGCTCCGATTTGATCGGCAAAGACTTCTAAATAATTTTGTTTAGCAAAGAGTTCCATATAGGTCTCTCTAACTAACGTGGATAGTATAGACATATCAGTAGCTCTACATAGAACTGAGTCATGTATTAAAGCTATAGGTGAATTAAATCTAGTTATACTTAAATGTAATAAGCTAGCATCTAAACTATGTATTAAATTAGGTGCAGTAGCAGCCTTATGTCTAGATTTATCTACTAAGGTTTCAGAATCTGTAGCTACATGCATCTTACAACGTCCTAGAAGTTGAAGTTTTAAGACCTCTATCTTCTTTTGCATTATCTTTTGTGTAACTTCAAATCCAGATGGAGTAACCCATCTTAACTCTTGTATATCAGGATCAGATAAAGTTTTAGATACTTCATCTTCTATCCATTTCATAACTGACATAGGGCCAGGTACGACCTTGTGCATAGCATCTCTAACAGCTTTAACTGTTTGAGTTAACTCATCTTTATCTATCTCTAAACCTTTCTCTTCTAAAGCTTCTCTTATATAACTTCGATTACTAAACGGTTTAGCGTTATAAGGTATAGTCATTACTGTTCGCTTTGTACACTTACGATCCCAGCTTCCACGTAGTCTCTCAGGTATCCCCCCTCTAGACTCCATGGCTATAACTTTATAAGCATCCTGTGGTATAACATCAGGTACTACATTAACTAACTTAGCAGTTTTCTTGTCTCTAGCTAAACCAGCTAATATTTGTAGTCCACTACATGTAGCGTCTGTCGCAACAGGTAAGCTAGTAGTGTGACGGTTTTGTTTAATAATACAATGATAATACTCTTCACACGCTGCAAGGAATTGCCAAGGTTCATCAGCATTTTCCCATAACCCAATGTTATCAATAGGGTCGGTAGCTACAGCCGTGACTGTGAATTTATTATCTCTAGTCCATCGTAACCTTTCATCTATTGTAGCTTTATCTAACCCGTAGGTAGTAGCTACTTGAAAAGCTAACCAGTCACTAGCATCACCAATTACAGGTGATTCATCTGCGAAGTTTAAGAGTGACTTACCAAAGTCTGTACATTGCGGAGTAAGAAAGGCAGGTATAGGATATGCTCTTCCACGATAATCAAATGACCATGGTATGTAGAACTCTTTACCTTTAAACTTTCTAGCTGCCTCTAACGTCATCCTTGTACGGCATGACCTTCTAAATGAGCCAGCGTTAGTATTCATAGCCTCTGCAGTACCTCTGCAGTAAGCTTTACGTACTTCTTTATCCTCTCCTATGTTAGGAGGTTTAGGAGGGAGTGGTACCTCAACTATAGGTATAAACTTACCTACCGAGATACGTCTTTCAAAGAGCTCTTCAGCTACGTTTACAGTGAAAGGATTCAACCTGTATTTAACCTTCTGAATCTGGTTCAAAAAGCTAATCGGTTTTTCTCCCTGTATACGCGGCCCAATGCTTTTACGGATCATTGGATTGATCTCAGTAAGCTCATTAAGTAAGTAGCCACCTCTGTTTTCATTCGACCAGTCCCTGGGAGGGATGAGCATAGGCCATTTAAGTGGAGCGAATAATTCACTCTCTTGCATAACCTTGTCCTTGAGGTCCATGAACTCAGCTGTAGGTGATACATAATTAATAGTACGCTTACCTTTTCTTTCAGAATAATAATAAAACCATTGACTTTCTACCATTATACATTCAAGTAACCATGTACCCAATCTAACTCTAATACTTCTACCCCATGGTTTCCATTTCTTAATATCATATCTATTAATAACAGTTTGGATAGAAGATATCTTTTGTTTAGTACCCTTCGATTGATGCCAGTAATTATCCTTGAGTACCTTTAATAAACCTGGGTAATTATGTTCATAGTATCTCATCTGACATTCATCCTCTATTGCTATACCTATTGAATCACAAACATTTGTTAATTGATTACTATTTTCTTTGAAACTAAATACTTTATCAAAGGTTACTTTACATGCTATAGCAGCAGAAGCTAGTGGTTCTAAATCTGTTAGGTATGTCCTTATCTCATTGAAAAATCTACCTGATCCTCCTTTACTAATTACTTTATTAGTATCCTTAATACGTTTAACAACTAGTGGTAACAACGCATCTATTGATGAAATACCGTAGATAGTAGCTGATGCGTAGCTCTTGTCCTCTAGCTTTAGGGTGTTATCTTTAAGACGTTTGAGTCCTTGAGATATCTGTTCCCTTTCTAGTTCATACTGTTCATCATACTGTTCATTACTTACTTCCAATATCACTTAATTCATCCTCGACTTGTGAAGTTAATAATAACTTTATCTCATCATAATGTGGGTGATTAGGATCAAGTAAGTCTAATGCTTGTGTCTGATATGTATAAACGTCATCATGTGACCTCATAACTTTCTCCTTTAGGGTATGCGTTTGTTATAGCTTCATTGTTACATACAACAATGTTGCGTTTATGTTTCATCAGCTCAGATACTTTGTTCTTAGCTGCATGTGTACGATTGTATACGTACTCCTTGATACGTCCTGTATCAGGATCTTCTTCTCTAATAATACAACATACTGAAGATGGTAATTCCCATCCGTTTATCTTCCAATCATAGAATACATCAAATGGTATTGGATGAAAGAATGATGGATGCTGCTCAGCATAAGCTGACCAATTATTAGGAAGGTATGGCTTCTTCTTTTTCATGTGTTAATCTTACATCAATAAGGTTTACATTGTAGCGTTCAGCTACGTCAACAGCTTTCCATGCTGCATCTTCATCATCTTCTGCTAGTACATAAGCTTCCTTGTTGTTACTTAGTACTACATAATACCATGCTTTCATTGTATACTCCAGCGCGTGACTGTGAATTAATTGTTATACATTAGTAGCTATAATGTACGTGACCTTGAGTAATATTCATTAAGTAATTTACCATGTAAGTTAACAACATCCTTGTGTAATAACGTACAATTGTTATCACGTACATGTATGTTATTAAACCTACTAAGTAGATGTACTAGTTCACTCTTTGTTAGATTCAATTGGTACCTCCTTGATGTAATAGTGAGAGACGTGAGTGCCTGTATCCTAACTACTTTGCGTAGTCTAATTAACAGGCAGTGAGTCCCTCATCTAACCCACGTATGGGCTAGAGGAGAGAGTCATCGAGGATTAAGAAAATAGAAATCCTCAAGATATGCAATAGAGTCGTAATAGTCTTCACCTCCTTGACGAGCTAACTCGTTAAGCATGGTGTAACCTAATTCTATGTAGTTGCAATAAGTATCAGTCATAGTCTATCCATTGCAGTAGTGACTGCTTTCCTTGTATCAATCCCTATCTTATGTATGTCCTTGGCAAGGGCACATGTCTCCATGGTATGGATATCCCACCGAGATTGTACGTCCTTGATATAAGAACGGAAAGGAATTAATAATGGCTTATCTAATTCATTTAATAAGCACCGATCTTGTAAGGCATGAGCTATAGCTACTAGCTGAGCCTTGGTCATCTTATCAGAGATAGATGATTGAAGAGCGTTATTGTAATTCATAAATAATAATGAAGAACAAGGGATATAAATCCCTTAACCTACCCACTTAATAAGAAGGGTAGGTGAAGAGAATTAATAAGCGTATGATGCAATGGTAGCCTCATCTTCTAGCTCTTGTGACTCCTTATTATCAACGATGTCCATGGCTACTAGCTCAATGTAGCACCATGTGACATTGTTCTTATAATGAGTAAGGCTAGCGTCAGCATCCCTGAATAGATCAGTTAATACATCATCGCCTAATGACTCACTGATGTGAGTAACTATTTCATTCTCATACTTATCAAAGAAATCAACAGTGTCCTTGTAGTAAATGTGATCGTGAGCCACACCTGATACGCAGCCATGCTCGGTAATATCCTTGCATGTTTCGTAATCATATGTGTCCTTGATAACATCAAAGGCACTTGATTCACCGATGTTTAATTGCATGATGTTGAAAAGTAATTGAACATTTACCCTAAAGGGTAACGGTCTATGCGAGGATCGAACTCGCATTAATAGCGTGACAAGCTATCGTCCTAACCATTAGACGAATAGACCAGTAAAGAGAGTCTGAGTATTAGCTCACATCTTGCGTGGGGTTACGGTTGTATGTTCCCGTGTTTGGCTATCCATCCTTGGACCACGAACTCTCTATTAGTAATGGACTTGCGTCCCTATTGTTTATACAAATGCAGGTAGCTGAGGCTCAAACTTAGCTGGTACTTCCTGAGTACGGGAAGCCTTAACGCAGTTGTTGTTAACCCAGAAACCTAGTGATACATCAGGGTTGAACAATACATTTGCTATTGCTCTAGCTGATACATTCTCATACTCATACTCATAGCCAGTAACGAATGTTACTTGTGCCTTCCTTGCAAGAAGGTCAACCTTAAGTGTTTCGATAGCTGATGATGTACGAGTTGGAACAGTGATAAACATAATGAATGAAGTTAAGTGAACAATTCAGGGTAAGTCCCTGATGTCTGGCAAGGGAGTCGAACCCTTGCTACACCTATCAGACTGCGGTCAAAGCACCAGACCAAGGGAAGTCTTGAATGTCTCCACTTGTAGTTGGTAACTTAAGAAACCATTCATAATTCTTTTGGAATAGACCAGCAAATCCACCGTGTACGAATTGAATTAACACATTCAATCGTGACTTGGTAGTGTTGGTTTTATATCCAGCGTTAGCAATCATTAGTGTACCACTACCATCGTGGTAGTAGCTAGCAATGTGATGTCCATGTAAGTAAACATCTGAGCGGTTAAGTCCTTGACTTACCTCAGTGTTTGCCTTCTTGAAATCACGTTGATCAATGATTGCTTGAATCATTTCTCTTTCAATCTTTCGCATGTTAGTAATGAACGATGTAATTAAATGGGAATGATATCCCAATGACTGACTGAGGAGTTGAACCTCAGTTAATACCCATCAGCCGTGAGTTCCATAAGAACCCATGAAGCAGCGGCCATACATGACCTCGGCGTATCCGTATTCCTCGGATAGGTCAAGGCATAGTGACCAACAGTCATCGAGTACAGCGAATGCTGTATTCTCGAAAGGTGCTGCAGGGCAGCGTACTTCGTACTTGTAATAAGACATGATAATATAATGAACAATGAAAGAGTAAGGATTTGATCCTTAGCATCACGCTATACTTGATACTCTTCCCAGTATTCCTGAAGTTCATCAGGATCTGTGATAGACTCGGAGTCTACGGTGTAATGATTACCTAAACCAGATGAACTTGGCCAACCACGTCCTTGTAAAGACTGGAGAGCAGCTAGTACAGCTGGATCCTTGGCGGCCTTGTCATTGACAAGTGCAGAGCCATTGAAGATAGGAAACAATTCAGTTTGCATAATAAATAAAGTAAACAAAACCCAGTCGTGGACTCGAAC